TGCCCCAACGACGCGGACGACGGCGGCGACCCGGCCAACTGCGTGACGCTGAAACTCACCGTTGGCGACCCGAGCGGCAGCGAATCCGAGCGCTGGAATCTGGAGGTCTTCGAGGAGGCCACGGGGAAAGCCGTCGTGCGCCACTGCGACGGCGGCTTCGGTACGCCGGGCAGCGCGGAGTACGCGCTCGTCAAAGGCAAGGCGTATACCTTCAGCCTGAAATGGGTGGCCACTAACCTTGGCTCTTACGGCCCCGATTACGACTGGCAGGCGCTGATCAACGACTCGGACGCGACGGGCGCGCGCGAAGGATTGTACGGCACGGGGCCGTTCATCGTCGAGGATCCGTGCGGCCTGCTGACAGAGTACACGGACGGCGGACCCAACAACCTGACGGTCGGCAAAGAGGGCAGGATCATCGTGCCGAAGGTGGAGTTCGAGGAAGACCCGAATCAAAATTACGGATTTGACCCCGACGGCCCTTGGGTCTCCGTTGAGAAGGCCAAAACAACCACGGTCAAGGTCAACATCTCTCCGTCCAGCGCGGCCTCCCAGATCTACTTCACGAGTTCAGATGCGTCGAGGGTCACCGTTTCGCCGAGCCGGGCTTCCGGTCCACCGCAAATCCTTACCCTGACGGCTGGCGATCTGGAAGGCGACAGCGCTGTGATCGAAGCGAGAATTGGCAGTGCCATGGGACAAAGCTGCACCAACCTCGGGGTGGCGGTCTATGAAAAAACAGTGGTCGCCACATACGTGCATGCCGTGAACGGATTCACAGGCATCATGCCGTTCACGGAGGCGAACAATATACTGAAACAGGCTGTCGTTCAAATTGATAACGTTGGAGCCCATAACTGTAGCCACGACCTTTCTGCTGGTTATGCAAGCGATGTCGACATGGGCTATGCGGAACACGAAAGCTTGCTGAACAATTGCCACATGGCGATTGGTAGTACCCACCTGCAAGACATATACATGATACCCACACCGGGCAAAATTAGGTTGGCTGATGGACAGATTAAGATGGGTGTTCATTGCTCCGACAAATTTCCCAACATCGGGACGCTTCATTGGAATATCATCTCACAGGACGCTTCACTGCGAAGTCGGTATCTTGCGCACGAGATTTTTCACATGTGGTCTGACCATCTGAATTTGGACGATAACCTGATGCACGAAAATGAAATGTCGATGGGTAACACGCTGAAAAAGAGTCAATGGGATCTGGCTCACTAAACAAGAAAGGAATCACAATGAAGTCTCGTATTACACTGTTGCTTTGCCTGATATCACTGGTATGTTTCTGTTGCCTGTCACCGTTTGTGCAAGCAGGGGACAAGGATGTTTTGGTTGGTTTCGGGACGGTTGGCGACACTCAGGCTGTTCGGGTTGTCAACATCAATCAGATGAAGACGAACTCCTTCGCCAATTTGTGGTGCCAATATCGTGTAAATCGGGATTGGGTAGTCCTGCGTATCATGATTGGCCGTTCAAGCTGTGAAATTACGGAACAGACAGACCAAGAGATATGCGATCTTTTCAACTCGGCACCGACAGGACAACTGGCCTTGCTGTTAGGGATGTGTAATAGCGGTCGCAGTAGAGACTTGCTCAGGCAACACACGGAGGCAACGGACACAGAACTTGCTGAGGCATGTCGGTTGGGACTCGCCCGGCGGGGCGATAAGGCGGCAGAAGCCTTTTTCATTGAGAAGTATGTAGAACAGTCAAGAGGACAGGCAAAAGGAACAGACAGAAACCAGACAGATGCGCTCATAGAATCGATTTGCAGGCTCGAATACATCGGCAGTGTAGATGCCATTCTTGCAGTGTTCGACAGTGTGGGGTCAGATTCAATATCCTCTGCTGACGGCGTAACCGTGAAGAGAGACACGGCGGCCAACATGCGCGCTTTCCTTGCTCAGGTCGGTGCGCCTGTTCCTCCGGCCTCGAGTGAAAAAGAACTCAAACAATGGTGGGACGAGAATCGAGACGCTGTTGGCAAGATACTTCGCGATAAGAAAGACCTGCCACGAATGAAGATGTCGAGAGTTATCAAGTCCAGCCGTTGAGAATCTGACCGTCACAGGGCATTGGCGGTAATCGGGAACAGCCCTTGAAAGGGAAAACCCTGATGTTCACTGGAATATCATAGCCGAAGATGCATCCCTTCGATACCGCTACATGGCTCATGAGTTCTTCCATACATGGGCCGGGCATATTAGCGAGACGGGGAACCTGATGCATCCGGACGAGACCTCGATGGGAGACAAACTGAAGAAGGCGCAATGGGATATTGCGCATCAATAGGAAAGGACGGAAAAATGAAATTACACACACATGTTTTCGGTGGCATGGTGCTTCTTGCATGCAGTCTCCATCTGTTTGCAAAAGTCGAAAATGACTCCATACAGCGCGTTGACGCGAAAAATGTTCAGGTGATTTGTTTAAATGATGAGCGCAAGAGACCTTTTGCGGAACTTTGGGACAGATACAAGGCTTCTTCATTGGACGAGTACAGGCAATTGCTCGCAACCTTGATGACAGAACGAGAAAAAACAGAGGTGACCGACTCTATTGATCGAGAGATCTGCGCTTCTTTCGAAGCGGAGCCATCCAGCAAGTATTACGCCCGCCGCTATGACACGGAATGACTGCGGTTTGACACAGGAGGCGTAGCGGGGTGGGGATTTTGGGGAAAGGTTGCAAGAGGCTTGCAAAGGCCCGTCTCTGAGTCCCAGATGACAGGAAGGTGTGGCATCCCGGACGTCAGGTAGTCGTTCCACGCTCGGTATTCGATGGAGTTACGCGGAATGTAGGGGAAGAGGACATTCAGGATACGGCGGCGGCGCTGGCAGGCGGCGCATGGCTTGATTCGCAAGAATCGATGAATCCAGTCTGCGAGGGTGTCGCCCAAACCGATACGTGACGGAATACGGAGACGATCGATCCCGCACTTCGTGAGGCTGCGGGCATAACAAGAAGCACACCTTGACTTGGTAATAATATATCTCATCTCACTACTAATCCGCCACCCACGACCATGAGTGCAGAAATATAAACATTTTGTCACCTAATAGCACGTAATTGCTCCACACATCATTACATCCTTCTGGAACCCATATCGTATATAACTTTGTTTCACCGTATGGCTCATCCAAGTCGATGGATGATGAGTTGCATGCACTTATCCACGTAAAATCCCGTGAATACCTAAGGTTCATGAAAAGCGTTCCACTGGGGCAATCATCACCTGTGCGGTCCCATCGGACGTATGAACACAAATAGCCAGTCCCGCCAGAAGCAACCCAATCGGTGCATGGTTCGCTACAACAGCACCCTCTGATTTTACCGTTGTTGGTGAGAACTTTCCCGTTCTTTGTGAACCAGTTGTTCATTAGCACTCCTCCCCTTCCACAACGGTAGTTGGTGCCGCCGCCGCAATGCTCTTGAGGCCAAACTTGAAGATCGTAATAGAGCGCTTTTTGATGACCAGCTTGTTATTTGTTGAGTCCCATGAAACGTCGGTGACAACATCGAATGTCGCGCCGTTTTTGCCGGCAAGGTTTGCGTCGCTATTGAAGTCCCATGTGTCTGAATCGCCGGTAAGCGACTTGAAGTTGGTGTAGCCTGCGAGATCGATGTAGAAGCGCTTGTTTGGCGCGTCGTACTTGAAGAGGGATTCCAGCTCGAACAGGCCCCATTCGCCGGGGCTGGCATAGCCGTACACGCGCTGCGCGGTGCTGCTCTCGGGGATGTCGTCGACGCCGGCGAGGCGGGCCTTGAGCGGGTGGGTTTGATCGGTGGCCAGCCCGCGCACGATGCCGAGGGAATCATCCTCATCGCCTTTGTCCGGGAAACGGGCGGCGATGAACTTGCATGGGTATGGCGTAACGTTTCCGTCTCCAGGCAACACTACCCTGATGCGCACTGGAGCCCCCTGAACATCGGCGCTGTTGAGGTCTATCAGCGGCTCGCCGCCGATCCACTCAGTATATGTTACCTCTATAGGCTCCGGAGGTTCTGGGATAATCTGCACCGGCAACCCCTCTCCTGGGAATGGATCAACACGGATCGGGACATCGGCTCCGTAAGGGGCGCAGGCAAGGATCTGCGATTTTTTGAACACGGCGACGTCGCCGAGGCCGCTTTTCACAGGAAGGAGAACCTCTTTGAGGCGTATGTTCCGTGCGATAGCAGCATCGTCGGGGTCTTCAAACGCGATGCCTGTGAGACCATCAGTAAGATCGATCTCGACGCTGTGCGGAACGGGGGCGACGGGGTTGAAGAATACCTTGCGGATGAGGCACTCGACGTTGCCGCCGTCGCGGCTGCCGGGGAGCCCGACAATGCCGGCGTCGCCGCCGTCTGTCTGCTCGACCTCTCCCTGTTCCTGCGGCTCTGACAGGTTGCGCGTCATGGTGTAGCGGCGGGATCGGCACGACCGATAGAAGGCTACGCGGCTGTCTATATCGATCCACTGCGGAACGCCGAACCGGATCGTTGTGCGGCCGTTACCGAGATCCTGCGCGACGCTGACGATCATGGCCTGCATGGCGGCCCACTCGGCTCGGCCGCCCGTGATGTTCAGCGTCATGCCGGGGCCGACGCCCACCGGCGCGTCGTGGGCGGCAAGCGTGATCTCGCCGTCGTAGTGGAGCTGCTGCCATTCGGCCATGAGGAGGGCGGCAAGGCCAGACGGGATGCTTTCGCCGGAATCGTAGGATGTCAGCTCTTTCTTTTTGTAGGTCTTGGTTGCGCCGTCTGTGACCTTGAGTTTGACGACCAGTTTTTCGACGCGGATCTCGGCGGGCAGCACCAGCGGGCCTGTCACGATCTGGGCGTCGCAGGTGAAGGTGGCCTCGGCTTCTTCGACGCCCATCCATTCCTGCACGGCGCCGGCAAGCAGCAGTTTTGGCAGCGCGGCGTTGGTGGACGGGTTCATGATCCCGACGTCGGTGATGTTTGCGGCGTTCAGTTGAGGGCACCATCTGGCCCACCATGACCATGATGCTTTGTTGGCGTTCCAGTCGATGGCTTCTGTTTTCAGGGACTGGGCCTTTTCGGCGTAGACGGCCTGCATTCCGGCCAGATCGTATGTGGCCCACAGTACGTCTGACTGCGACAGGCGGGCGGCGCGCTCTGCGTCCGTCTCGCCGGGCACCACCGGCGCGTGGTCGATGACGGTCGACATGCCGCACCGCTCGCCTGTCGACCACGGCTTCTGATACGCGATGGCGACGGCGGGCGGGATGAGGTCTTCGCGCGAGGTGATGGCGACGGCCTCTGACTGGGCGGCGGCAAGGGGGACGGTGAACGATGGCAGTGACTGGCGCGCGGCCACGCGGACGCGCGGCTCGCGCTCTGAATAATCCACCCAGGCGACGCTGTGAGGGTGGTAGGACAGGCATGTCTGGACGGCCTGCGCGACGGAGATGTTGGACTGCTCGTCGGACGGCGGCGTGAAGCCGGCGGCGATGTCGCCTTCCGCCGGCTCGGCGCACGGGCAGCCGCCCGCGCGCGCGACGGCGATGCAGCGTTCGATCTGGGCGCCGGTGGAGACCGGGCCGGCCGGCGACCAGAAGAGCACGGCGCGGGGGGCGGAGGCCGTGACGTTGGCGCCGTCTGTCCAGTCCTGGCGCATGACGGTCTTCTCGAACCAGTCCCAGATGCCGTTGATGACGGCTGTCCCCGCTGCCCCGAACCCCGCGGCGCGGCGGGCGAAGGGCTGCATGCGCCCGAGGAACATGTAGGCGGCCGACCCGCCTTCGACGCGGCGCATGCGGACGATGGCGTTGAAGGAAAAGATGGCGTCGTCCGTGAGGATGTTCTGCCCGCCGCACTGGAGGATCAGCTTGTCGACGCCGCCGTGGACGCGTTCGAGCGCGATGGAGGTGATGCCGAGGTCTTCGGCGGCGTACCATGTCTCGGCGCCGGCGCTGGACCGGGCGACGCAGAATTCGTAGACGGCGCTCATTGTCTCTTGCTCCTTTGTTCGGCGTTCTTGACGGCGGTTTCTAGCCTGGCGAGCTGGGCGGTGATCGAATCGAAGACGCCTGCCAGTTGCTCGGGTTTCATTTTTGAGAGCTGGTCGTCAAGCTTGGCGGCAGAGGCGGAGAGGCGCGCCGCGCCTTTCGCCTGGTCATCCATGCGGCGGTCGCGGATCTTGGCCTGGTTCCACGCGCCTTGGTGCGGATAGTCGGCGCGTTGTGGATCGAACGCTTCGGCGGCTGCGGAGAGCGAGGCGGATCTCGCGGACAGGGATGATGACGCGGATGATGCGCGGCGGCGCAGGTCGCCGAGGCGCTGCCCCCAGCGTTCGCGGACGGCGGCGGTTTCGGCGTCTGAGGTATTCTGCGCGGCGAGTGCGGAGGCGGCGTCTATGCCGCTCGTGGCGCGCAGGCCTGCGGCCTGCACGCGGATGCCGGCGGCTTTTTCGGATGTGCGGGCGGCGGCAAGGGCGTCGGTGAGATCGGCAACCTGCTTGTCTAACTTGGCGAGCTGAGCGGTGAAGGCGGCAACCTCTTGTGTTGCGCGCTTGCGTTCTTCTTCGTCTTTGTTCATGGGGTCGGCGCGAGCCGTGGAGCGCGCGAGTTGCGCGGCAATCAGGTCGCGGGCGGCGACTGATGAGCCGAGAGTCTGCTCGATGTTGGCGCGGCGGCCGGAGATTGCGGCGAGATCGTCGCGGGCGGCCTGTTCGGCGCGGATCGCGTCCCCGGCGCGCTGGCCGAGCGCGGCGCTTTCGCGCAGGCCGGCATAGCGGGCGCGGACGGCTGCGGCGCCGGCCTGATCACCTGGCGCGACGCGGGCGAGGGCGGCCTTCTCGCGGCGCTCAAGCTCCATCGCGGTGACTTCCTGACCGGCGCGGTTGAGATCGTCCCATGCGGCGGCAAGCTCGGACTGAGCGGCACGCGTCGCGGAGATGGCTTTCTCGACGCGGCTGAAGCCTTCGGCGATGCTGTCGATTCGTTTGGCACCGGCATCGATCTTGGCGTCTGTCAGACCAGCCATGAACTCCTGGAGCTTCTTCTGCGCCTCTTCGACTTTGCGCTGGTAGGACGCCCATGCCGAAACGCCCATGCCGACCAGGACGGTGGCGAGGCCCGCCAGGCCGCCGGCGGAGCCTTCGGCGAGGGCTTTGATGACGCGCAGGCCGGCGCCCATCCGGGCGGCGGCGGGGCCGCTCTGGCCCATCGCGCCGGTGAGCGAGCCGACCATCTCGGCGGCGCGGCCGGTGGACTGGCCGAACTGCTGGGCGTGCTTGCCGGCCTTGTCCTGCTCCTCCCCGGCCTTCTTGGACGCCTTGCCGATCTTCTCGATGTCTTTGGCCGCGGCGTCGGCGCCTTTGCCGTCGTATTCGGTGTCGATCTTTAGCTGCAGTTCCTGGGCGGTCATGGGGCTCCTTTCTGGGCGCGGCGGCGCGAGCGCATGAGGGCGAGGCGGCGGGCGGCGAGGCCGAGGACGACGTTCTCGGGCGGCAGCACGGTGGGGTCGCCGGGCACGGGCTTGGTCTTGCGGACGAGCCAGAACATGACGGTGCCGAGGTGTTCGCGCTTCTTGGGCTTGCGCACGAGCGCGGCTTTGTTCTGGGCGCGGAAGACGACGATGCGGAGGTCGTTGAATTCGAGGGGGCTGCGGCCGTAGGCGTGGGCGTGGGCGGGGATGGCGAGGGCTTTTTTGTTGACGGGCTTGATGCCTTCGGGCGCGCCGGCGTAGCGCAGGGCGACCCCCTGGTGCGCGACGGTGACGGTGACGGACTTGTCGTCGTGCGTGAAGGATACGGCCTCTGCGGCCTTGCGCCAGAAGTGGGAGCGGCGCCCGCCTTCCGGGTATGCGTGCGCGTTGCTGGCGTCGCGGGCGCGGAGGTGGCGCTGCAGGAGCCTTGCAACCTCTGCGCCGATGGCGGCGCGCTCGCCGTCTGTGACGGGGCCTGCGGCTTCGCGGGCAACGGAGATCACGGCTTCGCTATTTTCGATTTTGATGGAGACGTTCATGGAGGAGGTAATAGGTAAGAAGTAATAGGTAATAGGTAAGAGGTGGGAGGTGGTCAGGTTTGCGTGAGGACGCCGTTCAGGAACTCGGCGTTGGGGAACTGGGCGAGGATGGCGGAGATGAGGTCGGGGGAGCCGTCCGGGAGGCTGGCGACGAGCGGGTTGGATTCGCCGAGGTCCATCGGCGCGGGCGTCTCGCCGGGCGCGATCAGGCCGTAGGCCTCGCAGGTCTCGCGGTCGACGTCTTCGGTCTCGCGCTTGCTGCCCCACGCGAAGGGCGGGTAGGGATAGCCGAAGATGCTGAGGCGTTTCCAGCCGGGGTCTGACTTGAGCGCGACGAAGTCGCTGCCGAACGGGCCGGGCAGGCCGGCGGCGCGCCAGCGCGCGCCCCACCATGCGTCGCCGCGCGGCTCGTCGGCATACGACGGCAGCAGGCGCTGGCCGGGGAACTCGTCGAGCGCGCCGGGGGCGTTCATCTGCTTCGCGTGGCCGTAGTTGCGGGCGAACGACACGGGGTAGTCGAGCTGGGCGCGGATGCGCTGCTCGCTGCGCAGGTCTTTGATGCCACCCTCGTCGCCTGCGGCGGGCCGGTAGCCGATCTGCTCGAGGTGCGCGCGCAGGAGCATGCGGGCGCGGGCCTCGGTCATGTACTGGCCGGGCTGGCGCGGCGTGCCGTCCGGGTTGTGCTCGGGGTCGAGGATCATCTGGATGATGTTGTCGAGCACGGTGAGGTGGCGCGATGATTCAACGCGGGCGGAGAAGACGGCGCGGCGGCGGATGAGCGGGTCGATCTCCATGATCTCGGCGGACGACAGGGAGGTGGGCAGAAGGTCGCGCACGGCGCGGTCTTGAAGCGCTTCCGCGAAGGTCGTGGGGGCCAGGAGTGTGGAGGGGATGGACGGCATAGTCGGGTTTTCCGCGACCACTGGGTGATCGCGGAAATGAGATTAAAACTAGCGGGCGGCTTGAGTGTAGCCGTCTGCCGTGACCAGGACGGGAAGAGAAACATTTGCGCCGGTGAAGCCGCGAAGGCGGAGGGCTGCCCACAGGTCATCACGGTTGGAGGCGTCATCAATGTTGATGACGGCCACATCAGGGTGCGCCGCGCGGTATGCTTGGCAGCGAGAACAGGAGGGGCGTCCGTAAATGCCTTCTCCTGACGGCCCTGGAGTGCCGTTGTAGCCTGCAGGGTCTGCATCGGTATCGCCGTCAACGGCAACCACAGAACCGGAGTTTGCGGGGGCTGCCTGAGAGGCGGACGGCGGCGCGAGAGCGGCCGGAGCGCCGCCTGCCAGGACAGGAGCGAGCGCCGCGCCCAGCGAGATCAGCGATTGGATCGCCTGCGCGGACTTCTGCTGGCTGTTGGCGGTGTCGAAACTGACGCCGGTGCTGTCGTTAGTGGAGGGGCCTGTGACAGCGACGTTCGAGAGTGCGGCGGCGGAATCAGCGCCCCAGCCGAAAGCCATGACCGATGCTCCCTCTCCCGTGCTGTCCGCGCAGATCGCGACGCATCCGGAAAGGCCGACAGCAATAATAATGAGGCCGGTTCCTTTTGCGATCTTGTCGATGCTCATGCGGCGGATGGCGATATAAGAGGCGATGCCTCCGGAAGCAAGCGAGCCGAGGCCGGTGAGAAGCAGGGGAAGGTGTGCTGTGATCCAGTCGAGGCCGCCGAAGGCGGCAAGCAGCGCGGACACGGCCGTGCCGACGATGCCGATAACTGTGGCGATGCGCGCGCCGACTGAAAGCGTCTTGGCCTCTTGCTCGTCGCGGGGTGTGATGGTGTTGGTTGTCGCGTCTTTCATGGTTTGTCTCCTTTTGTTTTGTTTTGTTGCGGCCGTACAGCGGCCTTAACGGTGAGAGTGAAAACTACATGCGCCCGATCACATCCATGACGGCTGCGGCCATCGCCTGATACCCCGCCTCGTTGGGGTGGATGTCGACTCCGTCGAAATGCTCGGGGCGCAGCACGGTGCCGAGATCGAGCGGCATGACGGGGTGATTGCCGATTGACGCGTTGATCACATCCGCGACGCAACCGATGGCGGCGTTGAGACGGCGAACGCCTTCAGCGGCTTCGGGATGTTTGTCAGGAACACCCATATAGGGATTCGGGTAGAGCATCAGCAGAACAGGTTTCGTATGCGCGATACGGGAAAGGACAATCGCGAGCGCGGCCATCGAGCGCAGCGTCTCATCGAGCGTGACCTTGCCGTCCGCGAGTGCGGCGAAAACATCGTTACCGAGTAACGAGCCGACGGCGATATCGGCATCCGACAAGCAGACGGAAGGCAAACACTCGTTTTCCATCGACCACTGGAGGGCAGTCGATCCGCTCACGGCGAAATCGCCGTGCACGTTACTCAGGCACTTTTTGAACGCACCGTCTGTCTGACTATGAGGGATACGGCCCGCCGTATAGGAATCGCCGAAAAGAACGATTGTTGCGTTTTTCATTTTTGACTCTCCTTTTTTTTGAGCTGTGCGGTCACATACATGCAGACCGCGAAGATGAGGCACAGGGAAGCGGCTGCGAACGCCGCGTATCCGCACCGTGCGTGCAGTGCGTGGAACAATGGCGGCCGCATACACGCCAGGCCGACCAGCGCGAACACGCGCAGCCAGCACATGAGCGCGCCCAGCGCGAGGCCGGCCGGGAACGGCCACGCGCGGCGGATCATGACGGCGCAGGCGACACCCACCCAGCCGCTCAAGATGACCGCGCGCAGCGACAGGCAGCCGTATTCCACGCGCACGGCCGTGTCCGCGCACAGGATCACGTCGCCGTGCGATTCCATCGCGCAGCCGACGCCGGACCAGACGGCGGCGACGGTGCATGCGTAGAGGTTGCAGAGCGTCTGTATCATCTCGCGCCTCCATCGAGCGGCGGCATGGCCAGTTTTAGCGGCGGCTCAAACTTCACCGGCTCAGGCTCGCGCACGATCACGGCTTCGCGCGGCGTGCCGCCGCCGCGCAGTGCCGGAGTCGCGGTTGCCGCAGCTCCCTTGGCATTCAGGAGCGGCTCCGGCCCGGCCTGCCTGCCGCCCGCCATCATCGGCTCGGGCTCCGGCCCTTCGGCGGACTGCGCCTTTGCATTGTCGATCATGAAAACGCCCCGGCGCACCTGCAGCAGGCGTCCGTCCGCGTCTATGAAATCTCCGGATATCCCCTCGTAGATCGCGCCGGCGTCGAGATCGACCAGCGCGAGCCCTTCCACGGTGAGCCCGCCGGGGCCGCCGAGCATCACCTCGTCGGCAATCGCGAGGTGCCCCTCCACGCCGGCCGGCATCTCGAACGTGTATGCGTATGCGTTGGGCGCGGTTGTCTCGGGGAAGCTGCTGGAGGTGTGCTCCACCCACCAGACCGCGCCGTCCGAGCGGCGGCGCAGGTACATCATCAGCGCGGGCTCGTCGGTGATTTCGCGGCTGGCCGTGATCTCCACGGTCCATGTGCCGTCGCCGTTGTCGGTGAGCCGGGTCGGGCGGGCTTTGAGATTCTGGTTGTTGGGGTTCGCCAGAATGTTCGCGCGGAGCCGCATCGCTTTCGGGGGCGAGGCGTTTTCCGGCATGGTGTTGGTGACCACGATCACACCGCCATAAAGCCCCTGAACGCTGATGAGCCCCTGCCGTACTGCCGCGCAAAACTCCGCCCACTCGGCCTGTACCGCATGCGTCCACCTTGCCCAATCTTTCTTGAAGCGCATCCACTTCCTTACCTGCGGCGGCGCGGGCTTGCCCGGCTCGGCATCGGCGAGCGCGTAGGCGGCGGCGCCCAGCGCGAGGATGAACGCCATGGCCAGCGTCTCGGGCGCGGGCCAGCGGTGGCGCCGGATCAGCCAGCGCGACAGCAGGCCGAGCGCGGCGCCGACCGTGATGAAAAGCACGGCGGCGAGTTCGAGCTGGGCTGTTTCTTGGATCGTCATGGTTCGTAGAGCATGATGCTGATCGGGTTGTTGGTGGCGACGCAGAACCCGCCGCGCACGTTGAGCGTGACGTTGGTGCCGCCGGCCGCATCGAGCACGGTGATGTCGTATGACGCGCCGCCCGCTATGCCGCCCACGACGGGCAGCAAATTGCCGCGCAAAACGAAGCCGGTCGCGATCAATTTGAAAAAGCATGATCCCCACTCCAAAGGCACCAGGGCGCTGACGCGGTAACACGCGCCGCCGCTCTGGCCGTAATCTGGGGGGGCGCCGTACTGGTCCGGCCATGAGCTGGAAACGGGGATGGTGTCGAAGCCTGCGGCGACGAGATTGGTCGAGTAGGTGCAGTCGAAATCCGGCAGCTGCGGCGGCGCGGTGCTGAACCACTGGACGGCGTGGCACAGCCTGCCGGTCGGTGTGGTCTCGACGCTGAACCCCACCGTTTTCGATTCGATGTCGTCCGCCGCGCTCACGCCGCGCAGCGCGCTCAGCGTGAACACGATCTCCCACACGCCGTTGCTGGTCGCGTCAGCAATGTCGGCGGCGGCTCTGGCGGCGGCGTTGGACGCGGCCAGGGCGATGTCCCACGAGTTGGACGCGACGGCCATGGCCTCGCTGATCTCGGTCTTGGCGGCATTGAAGTCTGCCAGCGAGGGCAGCGCGCCGGCGGGCCGGATCTCGCCGGAGACCATGTTGGTGCCGGCAAACACGGCGTTGTGGACTGTGAGGTCGTACCACGACTGGGCGCTGACCGAGAGCGCGGATACGGACAGGATGTAAATGCAACAGCGTTTCATTGTTGGATCGGCTCCCATGCGGTTGTGAGCAGGTTCGTGTCCCAAACCTGCCTGTATGCGACACCGTCGCGCACCAGCGTCGGTGATGTTGAAATTGGGGCTCCGTTCAGTGTTGCCGACCCTGTCAGCGCGAGATTGTGCGCGGTTCCGTTTGTGGTTGCGACGCGGCTTGAGAGATCCGGATCGGGGATGTCCAGATTGTTGATCGCGTCGGTGATGTCTTCCCGCAGCGCAAACCGCCCCGAACGCGTGGGCCAATCGAAATATATCAGTCCGGTCGCGAACGAGTAGTAACCGATCCCGCCGAAACTGAACGAAATGTTCTGGTTTTTGTTCGGCTCGAGCGTGATGGCCGCGCTGCCGATGTCCGTTCCGGATTGTCTCTCGTACCCGGACAGGGTGGTCAGAATCGTCGCGAGTTGTTTCCGCGTGTAGGTGGTCACGTAGATCGTTGCCGTTCCTGTGCCGATACCGCCCTCGCTGAAGAAGTCGTCGAACGTTAGCGTCTTGGGATAGGCCTCGCCGGGCGGGCTCGTCCAGTACAGCAACTGGCCGTTGGCCGTGTTCCACAGCATGATTGTCGCGCGGCGCGTGCCGTCGAAATTCCCGGACCAATCGCCCTCGCTGAACGGAAAGGGATGCGGTGCCGTGCCAGCCCACGGGCGCGGGCTGAAATCGGCGGAGAGAACCACCACGTAATTCGTGAACACTCCCTCCTCGTAGATCTCCGGCGTGGCGCCGCTGAATCCGAGAATGCCGTTTCCGGATTCGGCGTAGAGGCGTTTGACGCGGTTGGTCTCGAGCGCGTCATGCCAATCACCCCAGCCGTACGCGGTGTCCCAACGCGAGGTGGAATTGAAGAGCGGACGGAACCTCGCGTCGAAAAGGGCGTTTGTTTCCGACGCGGCTTGCAATGCGGATGCAAGGTCGTTGGTTGTGGCCCACGGGGCGTTGGTGAAGCTGATCTCTGAGAAGTCGATGGAGCGCGCGGGCAGCGGCAGGGTGTTTGGCGTGAAGCCGGGCGAGGGCAGCATGCGGATGGTGCCGGTGACGCGCCAGAGCGGGGAGGTGCTGCCGGAGGCCCAGATGCCGATCCAGTACGGGTACGAGGCCGCGCCGGTGTCCATCGCGGGCGTCCACTGCGCGGTGACGAGGCCGGCCTTGGGCGCGGTGATCTCGGCGGGGCGATCCCACCAGACGTTCTGCGCGGCGTTGGTGTGCCAGTAGAATATGGCGGTGGCGCCGGTGAGGTCGAGCGGCCTGAGGCCGTGGCGCAGCGTGACCTGCATGGTCCACGATTCGCCCTGCTTGTATGTGCGCTGCACGGCGGTGTGCTGCTGCACGTTGACGCCCCACGGGTCTGTGAGCGCGCAGGCGGAGGTCAGCAGCAGGCAGTAGGCGGCGAGCGGTGGTGTGATGCGCATGGTTGGCTCCTATGGGGTTGGCGGTTCGGCGGCTTCGCGGACGGGGACGCCGCTGACGAAGTGGAACACGATGTCGAGCGAGCAGCCGTTGCGGCGGGTGGCGAGCTTCTGCAGCACGGTGTCCGGGTAGACTGTTTTGTAGCCGTCTTCTTCCCCGGTGACCTCGACGGCGGCGGGGCCGCGCGGCAGCAGCCCCGGCATGGCGCGGGCGTGGGCCTTGGCCTCCAGGTCGGTCATGAAGCGGCGCTCGACCCAGAGCGCCCAGGTGTGCAGGCCGTTGCCGCGGTCGAGGGGCTTGGCGGTGTCCGCGCCGATGGGGCGCAGCGGGTCGACGGACCACTCGGTGTCGGTGTCGTCGGAGTCGCCGAGCGGGCCGGTGTAGTAGCCGGGCTCGCCGGGGTGGCCGAGGCCGTGGCAGATGACCGTGTCGCCGGAGCTGTGTCTGTGGGTGATCGTCATTAGTTCATTAGTGCGTTAGTGCATTAGTGCGTTGGTGTGAATCGGTGCCCGAGGGATCAGGTTCCTGCAGGGGTGATGTCCACGTCTGCGAGTTTGGTGGCGGTGGCTTCGCCGACCGTGACGGGCGTGCGGAAGGCGCGCCAGGTGAGTTCGCCGGAGCGGGGCTCGTTCTCGCCGAACACGGCGGGCTTGGAGACGAGCCGGGCGCCGTAGAGCTTGGCGGTGAGGCCGGGGCTGTCTTCGGCCAGGGTGAGCGTGCCGGAGGGGCTGGACTGCCCGATGGCGCGCGATGACCCGGCGAGGGCGGCGCTGATCAAATCCTCGTCGCCGATGCTGATGGGGCGGCCGGTGACCTCGACGGCGGAGGTCTCGACGCGGAAGTCGTAGGTGCCGGTGTCGGGGTTGGTGCGCGGGCTGACGGTGTGCGCGGCGCGGAGCGTCCAGCCTTTGTCGTCGCTGACGAGGTCGAGCGGGGCGGCGAGGCCCCACGACGCCCTGCAGGGGAGGTGGACCCATTCGGTGCCGAGCGGGACGGCCGTGAAGGCTTCGTCGGCGGGCGGGGTGAAGAGCGCGCCCGCGGCGGTGCGGGGGGTGTTCTTGCCGATGATGCCGGTGATCTTGGCGGCGCCCTCGAAGCGCGGCCCGCCCGCGCCGAAGCGGACGGCGGGGAACTGGGTGACGCGGGCGTTGGCCACGCCGAGGATGCGGCCGGTCAGCGTGTGGACGTAGACGGGGGAGTCGGCGGGGGGGAAGATCGACTCGCCGGGCCAGAGGGAGAAGACGCCGGAGAACATCCAGTCGAACAGCGCCTCGGAGAAGTTGCCTGCGGGCGTGAAGTCGATCTCGATCAGCTCGTCCGCGCGCGGGTCGTCGATCTGGCCGAAGCCGGAGACGTTCATCTCCTTGGGGCGGTGGACGAGCTGCACGGTGACGCTGCCGGTGCACCAGCAGTATTTCCAGGCGGCCTTGGCGCCGGTCTTGTCGAAGATGATGTGGGCGGGGCCTTCGAGGAGGGTGGTGCGGTCGATGGTCGGTGTGTACGGGGGCATGGTGTTCTCCTTATTCTTCCGCCAGCATGGAAGCGGGCGGGGTGATGGTGTAGGCGGTCTGGAATGTGACCTCTGCGGTCTGGAGCTGGCCTTCCTCGCCGCCGAGGGTGTAGGACTGGACGGCGCAGACGCCGTTGCCGAGGGGCAGGCCGGAGAGGCAGATCATGGCGAGCTCTGCGGCGCGGCTGGCCGTGACGCCGGTGCCGGACGCGCCGCGGTTGGTGACGGGGTTCTCGGCGATGGCGACGGCGAAGGTGAAGGGGTCGAGGCAGACGGCGTGCGGCGCGGCGCTCTTGCGCGTGCCGGCGTCGAGCGCGACGACCATGCTGATGCCGATGGCGCGCAGCGCGGATTCGACTTCTGAGGCGACGGTGCGCTTGTCGGCGTAGGTGCACGCGCCGGGCTTGGGCTGCGCGGTGACCGGCGCGAGCGGGAGGAAGGCGCGCAGTACGTCGCGGACGTGGATCTGGAAGGCGACGAGCGAGCCGTGCTCCGCGATGTCTGCGGCGGCGGGCATGGCGGGCGGCGGCGCGCCGGATAGCCAGATTTTTGAGGGGTCGAGCTGCATGGTGTCAGAGTCCTGATTGGGATTGGCGGTCGAGGAGGCGCCGCTTGGGGCGGAAGGCGGGCTTGGGGAATGAGCCGGAGGGCGCGGCGTCCTGCTCGGCGTCGTCGGGGTCGGTGTAGGCGAGGCGCCCGTCCGCGATGCGGCGGGACATGTCGAGCGCGTCGCGGTAGAGCTGGGCGCGGCCGTCGCTCACGGCCGCGCCGCCGCGCCCGGCGAGGAAGTAGTAGACCGCGATGTGCATGGCGTTGGGGATGAGGTCGGCGGGGAGCGTCCCGGCGGGGCCGATGACGCCGGTGTAGCCGGAGCGCAGCGCGGCGCGGAAGACGCCCACGGCGTTTTCGATGGCCTTGGCCGCCGGGTCTTTGCCTTCGGCGACGGAGGCTTCCTGCCAGGCGAGCAGCTCGTCTTCGAGGATCGCGTCGCGGAAGTCGTCGGTTGTCGGTTGGCGCCACATGGTGGGGTGATAGGTAAGAGGTAAGAAGTGAGAGGTAATAAGTGAGAGGCAAGGGCCCGCGCCGCCGGAATTGGCGGCGGCGCGGGCGCGGCCTAGTTGTTCAGGATCAGCATGACGGAACACTCGTTTGTGGCGGTGCCGCTGCGCAGCAGGCGGTCGCCGGCAAAGAGGTAGATGTTCGTGCCTGCTCCGATGTCGCCGCTGAACGCTCCTGACGAGCAGGTGCGCGTCAGGAGCGCGTTGGTGGCGGCGCCGTCTTTGGAGATGCGGCTGATGATGACGGTTCCGTTGGCGGGGTGGGCGCCTTCGATCTGGATGGCGGCGACCTTGGCCACGCCGATGCCGGCGGGGTTCCACACGCCGGGCGCCGGGAGGCTGACTGCGGAGTAGTTCGCGGCGAGCGCGATGCCTGCGGCCGCCGTGGCGGCGGCGGCGGCGATTGTGAGCATTTTACGCATGGTTGGTTTTCCTTTCAGGGGCCGGGCGCGGAGGCCCGGCCACGCGGGGTTTGTTACACGAGGCGCAGCAGGGCGTCTGAAGCGCCGACGTCCAGGCCGTAGCACAGCTCGGCGCTGACCGAGTAGAGGCCGGTGTCTGGATCGCCGTACTTGCGGATGCCGACCGTGAGGCCGGAGTCGTCGTCCGTCACCGAGCCGGCCTCGCTGTAGCTGGCCGGATCGACGGGCGCGAGGTAGCGGTTCGCGAATGCGATCGCGTCGGCGTGGCACACGAATCCGGGCGCTTCCAGGTCCGGGGCCTCGATGATCTTGCCGAAGCCGAGCAGGTTGGGGATGTAGCCCTGGCGGATGGCTTCTTCGCCGCCGTAGGTGGACGAGTCGAGATCGGCCAGCAGCGCGGAGTAGAACTCGGGGTTCAGCAGCAGGGCCGAGGCGCTGGGCGTGAGCCCTTTCCTGACGGCGGCGGCGCGGATCTGGCCGACGCCGGCCTTCTTGAACCCGGCCAGCGTGAGCGCGAGCTTGTCTGTCTCTTCGTCGCCGTAGTTTTCGGCGGTGATCAGCGCCCACACGTCGTTGAGCGCGGCGGACGCGCATGCGTTGACGGCCATCTCTGACTTGCGCTCCCACCACGAGGCGGGGTAGTTGGCGGCCTGGGCGTCGTCGATGCCGAACTTCGACAGCTTGCGCTTGGCGATCTTGACCTCCTTGCTCAGGATGTCTGACTGGCTGGCCTTGTAGTTGTTGGTCGTGGCGTTGAAGTCCTGCGCGGTGGCGGCGGAGATCAGGCCGACTTTGATGGTGTCGCCGATTTTCGCGGCGTCGTCGGAGAGATCGAGCGAGAACGCGAAGAGCGGCGCGAGGCGGCGCTTCAGGGCCATGATCAGCTTGGTGCTGTAGATCTGGAGCGCGGTGTTGGTGAGGGTGTTCATAGTTGTTTCCTTTCATGTCCCGGCGCTGGGGCCGGGGTTTGCGGTCAATTGCCTTGGGCTTCCTCGCGCTCGAGGCGGAGGAGCGTGTCTTTGTGCCTGGCGAGGTAGGCGTCTTTGTCGCGGCCGGGCGGCATGGCCCTGTAGGCGGCGAGCGTGACGGGCGCGGCTGCGGCGCCGTCGCCGGGCGTGGCGGCGAGGCGGGCGCTGATGCGCGTCGCGGGCGCGGCGGGTTTGGCGGCCTTGAACGCGCCGAACGCGGCTTCGGTCGCGTCGGGGTTGGCCTCGTAGGCGGCGCGGAATTTGGCCTCGTCGGCGATGGCGTCGCGGTGCGCGGCGATGAAGGCGTCGCAGCGCGCCTTGCGGCACGCGGCCTGCGCTTCGTCGCGGGCGGCCTCGGCGTCGGCCTGGGCCTGGTCGGCGGCGGACTTGGCGTCGATCAGCGCCTGGAGGGCGGCGACGGCCTCGTCTTCTGTCGCGGTCTCGGGCAGGCCGAGCAGGGCGAGCAGTCTGTTCATGGTGTTGTCTCCTTGTGTGTGGTTGCCGTCCGGCGGGCAGCCGTCCGGCTGGTTGTCCGCCGCACGCGCGGCGGCGATGGTTGAAAGATCGAAGTGCGGTGTGTTGGTCATCGCGACGCTTTCGAGGCGCACGGGGCGGAAGCGGTTGCCGCCGATGGGCTCGAGCTGCATGACGGGGGACCGTGAGATGAGGACGCGGTCTTCCCACATCTTGAGGCCGGGGGGCGTGAAGTCCCAGCGCGTCCAGAGGCCGTCCGCGTCCTCGCGGATGTCGGTGGCCCAGGCCATCGCGTCGGAGGGCTTGTCGGTGTCGAGCGAGAAGTGCTCGCGGTCCACGAGGAGGCCGTGGCCGAGACGCGCGGTGTCCGCCGCGAAGGCGGCGAGGATGCGGTCGTAGGCCTCGCGGTCGATCACGAGCACGGCGTTCTTGATCTCTTGTCCGCCGCGGAAGATGTTGCCGCCGGGGTATTCGCCCATCGGGGGGACGGTGTGGAACCAGCGCGCCCCGGACGGGGCGTCCAGAACGGCGCGGGCTAGGCAGAACATGCGGTTGGCGAATCTCATTGCGCGGGCTCCTTGATGAGGCCTTGCAGGAAGGCTGATGACATGATGCGGCGGTAGGCTTCCGCCTGGGCGGGGTCTGACAGCATGGCCGCGGCGATCTGCGGAAGCTCGCCGCGGAGGCGCCGCGCGGCGGCCTGCATGGCGGGGAGGTCCTTGGCGGTGAGGACGCGCGCGATGGCGAGGGCGAGCGGGCGGTTGGCGACGGCCTGGGCCTGGGCGAGCGCGTCGGCGCCGGACTGCATGAGCGGATCGTGGGCGCGGCCTGCCGGCCGCCTGCGGGCGGCTGCGCGGAAGGCGGCGGGCAGCCCCGGCGGCGGCGCGGGCGCGGAGAAGCCGGTGATCTCGTAGCCGGTCTCGCGGCGGACCTGCTCGAGGTCGATCTGGAATCCGGCGGAGGTGAGCTGCGCGATGTTGGAGATCACGTCGCCGACGTCTTTCTCCTGGTTGGCGCGGAGGGCGAAGGACGCGAGCGCGGGGCGCCCTGGGAAGGCGGCGGCGAGGGCGCGGCGCGCGTACTGGCGGTTGAGCGGCTCGCACACGACGCGCGCGACGCGGCGGACGATCTGCTCCCAGGCGCTCTGGTGCGCGGAGCCGGCGAGCGTGCCGCTGCCGGCCTCTGTGAGCATGGTGAGCAGCCCGCCGGTGCCGGCGAGGACGAGCTGTTTCTGCAGCCACTCCAGGCGGGCCTGGAAGGGCTGCGAGCCGCGCGCCTCGCTGGAGAATTTTACTTCCGACCCGCTCGGGAGGGCGCCGCTGCCGGCCTCGGTCGCCTCTTCGGCCAGGTCGGCGTACTCTTCTTCTTTGCCGTCCGGGATGTTCTGCGGCATGATGATGAAGACGCCGGGGATGCCGTAGATCTCGACGTAGCCGTCCCAGTCTTTTTCGGCGACCGTGGAGCGCACGTACTTGATGAGCGCGATGCGGTTCACGGGGCGGCGGTTGTCGAGCAGGATGTAATCGTCCGGGGTGAGGCGGCCTGACTTGAGCGAGTCGTAGCCGGTGTTGTCGGCGCGCGGGTTGAAGGCCCACTCGTTGCGTGTGCCGTTGCGCACCATGTTCCACTGCGGCAGGGGCTCGAGGTGCTCGATCATCCAGTCCGGGGCGAGCCACGGCGACAAATGGGAGAAGCCGCGGAAGCGCGCCATGACGAGGTGCTCGATGGCCTCGGGGAGGTTGTCGCAGCGGGCGAATGACTCGCGCAGGAAGGCAGCCTGCTCTTCCGCCAGGGGGGCGTCGTAGCCGGCGGAGTCTTCGGCGTTGGTCTCGATGTGCCAGTCGCAGTCGGCGACGCCGGCGACGGTGCGCTCGATGATGGTCATCAGGTCGGGGTCGGTGGCCTCGATGCCGGTCTCGGCGGCGTAGAGCCACTGGAGCTCGGCCATGACGCCGCGCTGCGCCATCTCCATGAGCTGCACGGCGCGCGGCATGGTGAGGCTGCGCAGGGGGTTGTTGGCGTCGCGCCACTTGTTGGTGGTTTCGAGCGCCTGTTTCAGCGCGCGGGCCTTTGTGAGTGCCTTGGCCATCAGCGTGACCTCCTTTCGCGCATGGCGCGGCGGCGGGCGCGGCGGGCGGCGGCGCGGCGCCCGCGCCCGGGGCGCGGCGGGAAGGCGCAGGCGGCGCCTTCGTCGGCTGCGGAGACGGCGAGCATGGAGGCGACGAACTCGTCGCAGTGGCTCTGCCCGCCGGCCTCGCTGTCGAAGGCGGGGATGACGATGCGGAGCCCGCCGTTCTTGGCGAGGGTCTTCTCGGGGCCGTTGAGGTCGGCGCGGAGCTGGTCGTCGGCGGGGATGTAGATGCGGGCGGCGGCGAAGCGGTCGCGCAGGGCCACGCACATTTCGGTGCGCCGGCCGCTCTCGAGGTTCACCGCGTCCACGCGCCCGGGGAAGGCCTTCGCCAGGCGCTCGGACATGTGCATGCCGAGGCCGGTGGCGTCGATGGCCATGCGGCTGATGCGGGGCTGGCCCTTGTCCGTGAGGCGCGCGCGGATCCAGTTCTCCTGGGCGTCGAACTCGGCGTCGCGGAAGATTTCGCGGCGGGCCAGGTAGAGCGAGACGCCGAGCTGCACGTATTCGTGCCACGCGGAGGCGTGGAGCCTGCGGGCCACGTCGTATCCGCCGAAGCGCGGCGCGGACGGGTTCCTGGCGATGATCTCGGCCAGCTCGGCGGGGGGCAGCTCGCACGGGGCGATCATCTGGAGGGTGATGAGCCTGCCGGCGGCGTCGTCGCAGATGCAGAGGTACTGCGAGTTGTAGGCGGACTGCGTGCGGCACTTGGCGCGGATCTTGGCGATGAACTCGGCGCGGGTCTGCTTTTTGCCGGCGGTCTTGTTGATCTTCTCGACGAGCCCCTGCGCGACGGCGTCCGGCAGGGTGACGCGGTGGAGGCTGACGCCCATCGGGTTGGCCTCGCCCTTGGCCGACTTGACGAGCATGGCGAAGGGGCTGCCGGAGGTGCCGTTGACGCGGTAGGCGGAGACCACCTCGAGCTGGCCGCCCCACATGGTGCAGGGCTGGGCCATGTCGATGAGCCTGCCGCTGTCGTCGTGGAGGTCGGCCTCGTCGAGGAACACGTCGCCGCCCTTGCCGGCGAAGGCTTCGGGCGACGAGCTGAGGGAGACCAGCCGCGCGCCGTTGGGGAACTCGACGACGAACGCCTTGATGTTCTTCTCGACGTCGATCACTTCGACGTTGTCGCCGTACATGCCCTTGGCCACGATGTTGGCGGCCTTGCACCAGATGGTGAGGTAGTCGCGGATCAGCTCCTGGGCGGTGAGCATGTCGCGGCTGCTGACCCACTGGACGAACCCCCCGCCGCGGTTCATGCACTTGCGGAACATGCGGTAGCTGGAGGCGTAGGTGAAGCCCACGCGGCGGGATTTCTCGGCGACCTTGTATTCGGACTCGTCGAGGATCCAGGCGAGCTGGTAGGGCAGGAAGTAGCCTGTGTCTTGCGGGGGGATGGCGGTCATTTCTTCACCCCCAGGTGGCGGTCGAGCTCGTCGGCTACGGCCGCAGGGTCGGCGGCGCCGGCCTTGCCGGCCTCCGCGAGCTGCCGCCGCAGCGCGGCGGCCTGCGCGGCCAGCGCGGCGTTTTCCTCGCGGGCCTCTTTGAGGTCCTTCTCGGCCTTGAGCAGGCGCTGGAGCTTCTCTGTGTCGCGGGCGTCCGCGTTGTAGTCGAGGACGAGCGAGCCGAGGCGCTGGACGCTCGCGATGTCGCCGGAGGTGATGGCCTGCCAGAAGGCGGCGCGGAGGGCGTGCGCGGCGCGCTCGTCGAGGGCGCGGGCGTCGAGGTCCTTGTCGAACTGCTCGCTGGCCTTGACGGCGGAGCGGAGGTCGGCGCGGGCGCGGGCGCGGGCTTCGCGGTCGCGCCAGCGCTTGAGCCCGGAGATGGAGACGGCGATGCCCCACTCTTCGGCGACCCGCCTGGCCGCGGCGTGGTACGGCGCGGTGCGGAGCATCTCGAAGAGCCGGTCGGCCTGCTCTGGCGTGATGCCGGCGAGGTTGCTGTCTGGCCTGGGCTTGCGGGTCATGCGGTCTCGGTCCTTTTTTTTCAAAAACGAAACGGTTTCGTTTTTGCTAAACGGCATCTCCGGACGGGGTGATGATCCACTCGATCACGGACGGGTTGAAGGTGTTGGCGCGGCGCTCGACATAGCCGCGCTTCTCAAGGTCGCTGAGGTGCGCCTGGACGGCATCGGCGTCGACCGGCGCGCGGAGCTCGCCGTTGACGAACGTGGTGAGCGGGCGCACGCCGAGCGGGCGCGCGCGCCCCGTATGCTTGAGCACGGCGATGATGGCCCGTGATACCTTGGGGTCGATGTCGTTCATTTCTTTCCCTCCAGGACTGTCTTGAGCAGGATCGATGAGTTCTCTTCGATCAGCTTGATTTCGCCGTTGATGGCGGCGCAGGCGTCCGCGCAGGCGTTGATGCGGTTGTAGAGCAGGTTGTTTTCTTTCAGGATCAGGTCGCGGAGGCCTTCCTGCGCTTTCTCCAGCTTGTCGAGGCGGCGGTCCTGCTCGGCCTTGTGCTTGACGACGCTGGTCTCCAGCGCGGAGACGCGCTCGCGGATCGCGCTGGTCGCGGCGGCCTGCTCGATGGGCGTGGGCTTGCCGCGCAGGGTGAACCACGCGCGGCTGAGCTGGTTGAAGAGCACGACCGCGAAGGTGGCGCAGGCGAGCCACGCGGCGATCTCTGCGGGCGGGGTGAGGGGTGTCATGCGGCGGGCCTCCGGCAAAAACGAAACGGTTTCGTTTTTGGAAAAGGTGAGAGGTGAGAGGTGACGGCGGCAAAAACGAAATGATTTCGTTTTTGGTTCCGGGGCAAAAAAGTGAAGGGGTGAGAGGCGGGGGGCGGGAGGCGTGAATCCGGGCGGCGGCAAAAACGAAGCGGCTGCGTTTTTGGATCGCGCGGCAAAAACGAAATCATTTCGTTTTTGGGGGACGGAGCGTGTCCGGCCGGCGCGGCCGACAGGCGCGGGGCGCCGGCCCGGGCGCTGCGGGAGGCTGCCGCAGGGACACGTCGCGGGCGCGCGGGGGCGCCCTGCCCGGTGCGCGGGTTGCGGCGCGCGGATTCAAAAACGAAACGGTTTCGTTTTTGGAAAGTATTCAAGTATGCCTGTGCTGACGCTGTCATTTTTTGCGTGGCGCTCCCTTCATCCGCCGGGTGAAGGCTTCGCTGCTTTCGATGGCGGCATGATACGCCCGAACTCTGTTCGGGCGGGTCTGCTGCGTGCCGTGCGTGCGCACGTTTTTTCAAAAACGAAACGGTTTCGTTTTTGGAAAAGGTGAGAGGTGAGATGTGACGGCGGCAAAAAAGTGAAGGGGTGAGAGGCGGGAGGCGTGAATCCGGGCGGCGGCAAAAACGAAGCGGCTGCGTTTTTGGATCGCGCGGCAAAAACGAAACGGTTTCGTTTTTGGTTCCGGGGCAAAAAAAAGACCGCCCGCAGGCGGCCTGCGGGGCGGCGGTTTTCAAAAACGAAACGGTTTCGTTTTTGGATTTACGGCTTTGGATTCACGGCCGGCCGGCGGCGCGGGCGTCGATGGCGGCCTGCAGCGGATCGGCGGGCGGGGGCGCGCCGGCGGGCGTCGCGGCGGGCGGAGACCCGGCGAGGCGGCTGTCGATGGAGACCAGGAGGGCGACCACGCGCAGCGCCTCCGCCTCGCGCGCCGCGCCCTGCCTGCGGATCTCCAGCAGGATCTTGCAGGGCACGAAGGCCAGCCAGGCCGAAATGAAAGCCCCCAGCAGCAGGATGAGCGTTCCCATCATAGACACAGACCTCTCTTTCCTTTCATGGCCCCGCATCTGCGGGGGTGTGGTGCGACAACTGTTATCTGTTGAAATCTACGCCGAGCTTCTCGGCGATCTTGCTGAGCATGTACATCATCGAAAGATGTTCCTCGATCCCGACAACGCACCCGCACATCGCGCACACAATCGCGTTGTGGGCGAACCGGGCGTTCTTAATCTTTATTGGGCCGATCTCAAACGACATGCTTTCGCATTTTGGACACCTCGGTGTCATCATGGCTTTTCCCTTTCATGCGCCCCGCCAACGCGGGGCTGTTTTCAAAAACGAAACGGTTTCGTTTTTGGATTCAAACGTCAGAACCCAAAAAAATACGCACTTAACGACGAATCACTTTGTGTTTTTCCCCGATGATTAGTTTTGCTTTGTACAGTGCGAGAAGGTCGTTTTTCAGTCTCGCGGGATGTATTCCGTAGTCGCGCGGCAAGGCATTCATAACTTCATCTTCGTCATAGGGCATTAGAATGGCACCATGTTGTTGAAGAAAGCGCATTAGCCGCACAAGCCTTTCAAGTCTGACTGTGGTTACCCGGCCGTGTTCTGCTCTAAGGATCTCTATGAATTCTTCGTCGCTAAATGGTGCCATAAACCAGTTTGGTTTTTTTGGTCTCATAGGGCTTCCTCCAGTTTCCCAATTTTTACGTTGTCAGTGGTGCTTGGTCATTTTACCTTCCCGGCGTCCGATACGGCAGAAAGTCCGCTGTCTGTTATCCGCCAGACAATACCGTTTAGCTCATCGTAGTCATGCGTTGCATAGCCGTCTCCGGCAAGTGCGTCGAGTGAGCGGCGCACCTCTTCCTGCGTAAGTTCGTACTGTGCGCTGGCGGCGCACGATGACAGCTTGAATTCGCGGACGGCTTTTTTGTCATGCCCAGATTCTTCACTTAAAAGCCTGAGCATCTTTCGTTTCATGTCGAACTTTTTTTCGTCATCAATGACGTTCATAACGCACCTTCCAGATTCTCTACCACCTTGTTGAAGTTGCGGATTGCAGCCCTAAGCTGACAGAGCTTTGCTTCGGCAACCAACGCCCGTGTTTTCCATTCTGTTACAGATTGGTTCTCGGGTATCGTGTCAACAAGCTTGTTCGCTTTTTCCAAAACTTCGTTTGGCGTGTTGCGTTTATTTGTCTCCATCAGAGCCAAATAATTACGTGTAATCCCAAGCAATTTAGCCATCGCATCCTGCGTAATGCCCAACTGCATCCGCGCCTCTTTTATCGAACGAAACATTGCTATCGCCTTTGTAACAATTATTGTTGACAGTCAACAAACTATGTTACATAATTCGCGCCGTCACACCGTAACAGACACCGCAAGTGTAACAAAAGCGGTTAACACGAGAAAGGGCAAAGACATGAACGAAACGAAAACGAAAATAGTCAAGGAGACGCGGACGGTGACGCGGTTCCGCGGGCTGGGAAAGGCGGCGCGTGAGCTGGGCGTCTCGCGCGGGCACCTGAGCTATGTGCTGCACGGCCAGCGCAAGCCGGGCAAGGACCTGGAAAGGAAGCTGAGGCGGATGGGCATCACGCCGGGAGGGCGGGCGGTATGAGCGAGGTGGTAATCCGCGTGGTGGTGGAGCAACGCCCGGCACCCGCCCCGGCGGGGGCGGCGGTCTGGGCGCCGAAGGGCGGGAGGCGGGCGGTGACGCCCGCGCCGAAGTACGGGATCGGCAAGAAGCTGTACTACAAGCCGGCCAGCAGGAAGGGCTGGCACAGCGCGAAGTTCGTGGTGGCGGATCTCCGCATCCACGCGGTGCGCGGCGTGAGCTACCACGACTGGGACGGCAGCGGGCACAGGGAGGACGACGTGGAGCCGAACGCGGAGGCGGCGTTCAAGCGGTGGCCGGCGAAGGATCTGCCGGAGGCGTAGAGGTTTTCCCGGCGCGGCGGTCGCGCCGGGGCGTAGCAAAGCAACGAGGAAGGAGACAGGCGATGAACAACAGGCAACAGGTTTATCTGCGCTGGCAGGGCCGGCGCGGCGGCGGGGCGTGGCAGACGGCGGGCAGCGGCCCGTGGGACGTGATCGCGGCGGATGACGGCGCGGTGCTGCTGGACCACGCGGACTGGGCGGAGCTGGAGCGCGAGCGCGACCGCATCGAAAGGGGCCTGGGCGTGACCGGCGCGGTCCTGCAGGCGAGCCGGCCGGAGGGCGGCTGGTGCGAGACGTGGGAGACCGTGGCGTACGCCAGGCGCGGCGTCGGGACGGGGCTGGAGATCGGGCACACGACGTACCCCATCGAGGCGATCAGGAAGGGCGCGTCCTACTACCAGTTCAGGGTGGTGGTGCCCTGCGGCGCGAGGGCGGCGGCGGCGCTGTCGCGGCAGTACGGCGTGTATGAGGCCGTCGGCCGGGGGTGGTGCGAGCGCATCGGCTACGAGGCGGTGGACTTCAGGCTTCCGGCGTGACGGCAAGCGACCAAGAAAGGAGGCGGCAAGTGAGCGCGTGGAAACCGATAAAGGACAGGGGCGTGAACGGGATCCAGCGGATATGGAGCCGGTACGGCTCGCCGACGGCCGTCGCGGACATCCGCTGCGTTCCGTCCGCGGACGGGTTCGAGTATTACGTGTGCTGCGGCGCGAGCGCGGGCGGCGACTCCGGCACGGTGATCGCGCGAGCGCGGACCGACGACATGGAGTCCGCGAAGGCGGTCGCGTCGGCGCTCGCGAAGTTCGCGCGGTCGAAGCACGCGCGGCTGGCGCGGCGCAAGGCCGTCCGGGCGGCGCGGGCGAACATGGCGCTGCCCGGCGATGATCTGGCGGCGCGGAGCTAGGAGGAGACAGGAAATGCGGAACACGATCAAACAGATGGCGGGCGACCTGCGGGCGATCCGGCGGGCGCTGGAGGCGGAGGTGGCCATGCGGGCGGTCCGGCGGGGGCTGGAGGAGACGGATGAGCGCGCGGAGTTCGCGCAGATCCTCGCGGGGCTCAAGAGGCGCGGGGTGATCACGCAGGATGACATCGAGCGTCTGGAGCGGGACGGGACCAAGGAGGTGCGGCATGCGTAACATGTCATTCTCGCTGACGACCGCACAGGTACGCGCGCAGACGAAGGATGTCACGCGGCGTATCGGGTGGGCTGATCTAAAGCCGGGTGAAAGGCTCATGGCGATCGAGAAAGGCCAGGGCCTCAAGAAGGGTGAGAAGGTGCGGCGGATTACCGTGATCGAATGCGTCAGCAACAGGAAGGAAATGCTCTGCGCGATCACGCCGCATGAGGTGCTGCGCGAAGGCTTTCCCGACATGTCTCCGGCTGATTTTGTGGAGATGTTCTGCAGGGCCAATAAATGCGGACCGCGTGATTACGTAAACCGTATAGAGTTCCGTTATGTGGAGGTGCGGCATGGGTGAGGCGAAGCGCAGAGGGGCATTCGGTGAGCGCCGGGCGGCGGCGCGGATCAGAGACGGATATGGCAGAACGATCAACGCCGAACGTCCGCCTTCCAGTCAGACAGAGGAAAGGCTGGCCTGTTTTCTGGAGTGGGCGCTGGTGATCGGGATCGCTGTGCTGACGGCGGTGGCGGCATTGGCCGTCGGGCGGCAGGCGGCGCGGGCGTGGCGGGAGCGGGGGCGGCGCCCGCCGGAGGCCGCGCTTTATGAAATGAACTGGCGGCGGGGCATCTACGGCGACGAGCTTTGCGGCTTCACCCGGGAGGGCGGCTTGTGACGGACCTTCCCGGCCAGCTCACGCTTTTCCCGCACCTTGACCGGCCGTCCGCCGGCGCGGCGGCCACCGACCCCCGGGCGGACGCCGTGCGGGCGCTGAACGAAGGTCTGCCGGACAAGAGCACGGTTTCCGTGCCGGAGGCCGCCAAGATCATGCACTGCTGCCGGCGCACGGTGGAGAACTGGATCGCGGACGGCACGCTGCTGGCGACCTACGCCAACCGCAGTGACGAGGCCCGGCGCAAGCACGCCCGCATCATCGTGCGGGCAGGTCGCGAGTACGACCCGCGGCGGACACGATTTCTGACGCTCGCGGAGCTGCGCATACGGCGCAGCAACGTGGGCGGCAACTAAACGCGCCTGCAAGGCGCTTGCAAGGAGGACCAGACAAATGAGCAGGATGACGACGATCAACATCGAATGCAGCGAGCAGGCGGCGGAGGCGCTGCGGCCGCTGTTCGCGGAAATGGCGCGCGCCTACGAGAGGGCTGCCGCCGGCCAGGCCAAACAGAAGGAGAGTGTCCCGGCGGGGCATGTCCGCAACGCGAAAGGGTGGCTGATGCCCGTCGCGAGCGTGAAGCAGCAGGACCTGCTCGAGGACGCGCTCGTCGACCGCTGCCACCTGATGATGGCGGCGGTCGCCGAGGGGTGCCGGATGATGCGCCTCGGCACGCACAGCGAGTGCGACGCGCTGATCGGCATGATCGTGGAGGACGCGGGCGGCGACGGCGCGACCCAGGTCGGCAAGGCCACGCTCCAGAACATCGGCGCGACGCGCCGGATCATGATCGACCGGCGCGACACGCTGGCGTTCGGCGCGGAGGTCACGGCGGCGCGCGACAAGGTCATGGCCTGCGTGCGCAAGTGGAGCGACGGCGCGAACCCGCACCTGGTGGCGCTGGCCAACGCGGCCTTCCAGGCGAACGGCAACGGCGACCTGAGCGTGTCGAAGGTGGCGTCGCTCTGGCGCATGGAGTGCGACGACCCCGAGTGGCAGGACGCCATGACGGCCCTCAAGGATTCGCTGCGCGTGGCGGGCCAGACGACCTACATCCGCATGCACGAGCGCCAGGACCCCGACGGGAAATGGGAGCTGATCGAAGCGAAAGTGTAACGGAACAACAACAACCGGAAAGAGACCTGAGAATGAAAAAGACGAACGAGGACGCAGTGGTAGTGGCGGCGGATGCGCGGCCGGTGGATGTGACCGCGATGAAGACGATCATCGGCGAAGACCTGAACCGGGCGGAGGTGGGCGTGTTCTGCATGCTGCGCGCGGGCGTGGGGCTGCTGGTCTACAAGGAGCTGAGCGAGCACGGGGAGTGGGAGGACCGGCTGCTGGAGCTGGGAAAGGGAAAATCACCGCGCACCCTCCAGATATACATGAAGCAGGCGCGGACGCTGTGCGAGCAGTACGGGATCACCCCCGCGCAGGCGTGGGACGAGGCGCGGCACATCGACGCCTCGCAGGTGACGGAGCTGCTCCTGGCCGCGCCAGGCGAGCCGCGCCAGATCGGCGCCGGGGAACAGCCAGCCGAAGATCCGCCCGCCAAGAAAGGGCGCAAGGCCAAGAAGAGCAAGCCTGCCTCCGGCCCTGACATGCCGACGCAGACATTCGCCCAGATGCTGCTGGACTTCATGGAGCAGCGGAAACGCGCCAAGGCCAAGGACATTGAACCTAAAAAACCGCTGACCAAGAAAGAAAAGATAGAGACGGCCATCGCCGAGGCCTTCCGCGTGGTGAACCTCACGGCGGACTGGGTCGCGGACGGGACATGGGCGCTGCTCCCTGACGAGGAGCTGGAAAGCACGATGGCGGGTCTGCGGGCGGCCGCGGACAAGATCCGCGACGAGTTCCGGAACCGCAGGGCGAAGATCTGAGGGGGGTGAGATCATGGCGACAACCGTGCTTAGTGTCCGCATGCAGAGCCCAGAGTTCGCGGCGCTCCCGAGCGAGGAGCGCGCGAGCGTGCTTGTCTGGGAGGATGTCATGCGGCAGATCGACGCGGCCGGCAACAAGCTGGCCATGTGCAGGGAGTGGGCGCAGCGCAACGGGCACCGGCGCGGGTGGAGCGCCGACAGGATCAGGGCGAAGTACTACGGCTGGGTGGCGAGCGGCCGCGCGTGGACGTTCCTGGTGGACTGGGCGCGCGTCCCCAGGACGCCCGCGCCGGAGCGCCGCGGACTGGCGTCTGCCTTCAAGCGCTACTGCGAAGAGAACCAGCGGGCGAGCAAACCCGCGTGGCGGGCGATGCTGCGCGACCTGCGGCGCGGCGTCCACATCCCCGGCGTCGGGACATGGCGCGACGTGTGGGCCGGGCAATTCCCGGGCGAGACGATCCCGGAGCGCTGCCCGTCTGACTGGATACCGCGCGGATGGCGCTACAGCAACATGATCCGCAAGTACAAGAGCACGAAGTTCGAGCTGGTGGCGATGCGCAAGGGCGCTGCGGCGGCGCGGCAGTTCGCGCCGGCCGTGTACTCCACGCGGGTGGGGCTGCTGCCGGGGCAAATCTACCAGTTCGACGACATGTGGCATGACGTGAAGATCGCCGTGCCCGGCGTCAACCGCAAGCTGCTGCGCCCGCTGGAGTTCGCCTGCGTCGATGTCGCGAGCACGTACAAGGCCGGGTGGGGCATCAAGCCGCAGATCCAGCGCGAGGACGGCAGCCGCGAGGGATTGGCAGCCGGCCAGTTCAAAGCGCTGGTCGCGCATATCCTCTGCAACGTCGGCTGGCATCCGGACGGCTGCCAGATGGTGATCGAGCACGGCACGGCCAGTCTGAACGATGCGGATCAGGCGCTGGTCACACGTCTCACAGACGGGGCGGTTACGTTCCGCACGTCCGGCATCCTTGGCGGACAGGTCTTGCGCGGGATGTTCAGGGGGCAGGGACGCGGCAACTTCAAGGTCAAAGCGCTGATAGAGGGCAGCCACCGCCAGCCGCACTATGAGGCGGCGAGCCTTCCGGCCCAGACGGGCGGTCTTTCGCGCGTTGATGAGCCTGAGCAGATGTACGGGCTTGACCGATACGCCGACCGTGTGCTCGCGGCATGGGATCGCGTCCCGGAAGAGCAGCGCAACTTGCTGTGGTTCGGTGGCGCGCTGACGCTTTCGGCGTACACGCGCATCATTGCGGACATCTACGACGCGATCTACACGCGCACCGATCACGACATCGAGGGATGGGAGCAGAACGAATGGATGCTCCTGCAGTGGAGCGTGGACGGCCACAGCCACTGGTACACGGTTGACGACATCCCGAAGCTCGATCCAGAGATGCAGCAGATCGGGCGTATCGCGCTGAATAAACCGGGTCTGACGCGGTTGCGTCGCATGAGCCCGCATGAGGTCTGGGAACGGCACAAGGACGGGCTGAAAAGGCTCCCGCACTGGGCGGTCGTTGATTTCCTGGGCGACGAGTGCTTCCGCCGTGTGCGCGTTGGCCACGACGGGCTGATCGCGTTTCAGGATCGCGACCTGACCGGCTCAGCGGTCAAGCTGCGTTTCGCAGGCGCGGTAATGCAGCCAGACGGCACCGGTTGCCGTCTCGCTCCGGGCGCGGAATACGGGCTTTACGTGCTGCCTCACGATCTCACCAAGGCTGTGATCGTCGAGGCCGGTACGCGGGCTGTGCTCGGCATTGCGCCGGCATGGTCGGCGGTCGATCCGCTCAATGCCGCCCAGGTCGCTGTAATGCAGGAGGCGCAGGCCAAGATGATCGCGCTCCAGTCTCAGGGTGTACGCGAGCGCCATGCCGAGCGCGGCGACGAGCTGGTGGTCAGGCGCGAAGAGAACGATTTGCTGCTGGCAGGCCTCACAGAGCCGCGTCGGCAGAAGACCAAGAAACAGGCTAAACAGAAAAAGCAGGCGGCGGGACAGGCAATGCGTGCCCTTGCGGGTATGCGTTCCGACGTCAATGAAAGCGAGGTAGAAGATGAGTGGTAATATGGCGCGGGCGAATTATGACACGGATGTACGTGAAGCGTTGCAGGCGTTCCAGGACAAGAACGGCCTCACGCTCAAACAGCTCGGGGCGCGTCTCGGAAAGAATGAGGGGTTCGTCTCGAAGTACCTTAACGGTGTCGGAGAGGGAAACATTGCAGCGTTTGAAAAGCGCGTCAAGGACATGCTGGAGCGCGAGTCGCGCAAGCGCACATGGGAGAGCGTGTGCTTCCACACGGACGCGGTGGAAGCGTGCTACACGGTCTTTGATTTGGTGCGCGAAGCAAGCGACATAGGTTTGATCACGAGCGAGGCCGGAATTGGTAAAAGCATGGCCGTGCACCAATACATGATCGAGCACAAGACCGTGATCGGCTTCACCGCCATCGAGGGGAGCGGCAGCCAATACGATGTGCAGCGCGGCATTGCCAGTTGCCTCGATATGCGCAAGTTCAACCCGAGGTCATGCCGCCTTTCGGATTACCTGCGCGAAAAGCTCGCAGGGTCAGAGCGTCTGGTGATCATTGATAACGCGCAGCGCATTTTCCTCTCCGGTCTGCGGTGGATCATGGATTTCCACGACGCGACCGGTGTCTCGTTTTGCCTGGTCGGCAACCCAGATGTCATGGAACGCCTGGAGGGGCGCGACCAGCTCGTTTCGCGGATCGGCATAAAGAAAGACATCACAAGTGCGCTCGGAAATGAAAAGTGGATTGATGACGCAGCCGACCGCATGGTCGCGGCGATGTGGCCGAAGGCCGCATCAGAGATCGCGATCCTCGCACACGAGGCCGCGCGGAAATCTGGGCACTTACGCACATTGAACAAGCAGCTTCGCATCGCGATCAGGCTCTGCGAGACAGACATGTACCGTAACCGTTATGCCAAGTCATTCGTGGTCGCACGCGACCTGATCGGCGCAGGCGACGACGAGGATTGATAGAGGCAGCGATGTTTTAGCGGAGTTGCAGCCCCGCCAAACGAAACAGCGTTCAGCCCGCTATAACCGATGCCGCGCACCGCTGCCAGTGGCAGATTGAGATTGCGTGGTTATTATCTCACAAGAGGTGACATGTGAAAAGTCCCTTGGCATACATGGGCGGTAAGAGCCGCATGGTTAAAACCATAGTCCCGATGATCCACAAAATCCCGCATACGTGCTATTGCGAGCCGTTCTGCGGAGCCGCGTGGGTGTTATTCGGTAAGGATCCGGATGTGTCAGAGTGCGAAGTTATAAACGATGCGGACGGCGAGTTGGTGTCATTATGGAGCGGCCCGAGACGCTGACAGACCTTGAGCGCGCGGCTAGGTACTACTACCTTCAGAGGCTTTCGTTTGGTGGGAAAGTCAAGGGCCGCACATTCGGCTACAGCGCGACATCCGCGCCCAAGTTGGACATAGGCTCAATCCAATCTGATCTGCTGGATGTTCACATGCGTCTCGCCCGTGTGACGATTGAGCACCTCGACGGCATGGATTGCATCCGACGCTACGATCGCAAGGAGTCGCTGTTCTTCATCGACCCACCATACCTTGACGTGACCGGTTACGAGGTGCCGTTTCCAAAGGATCGTTACAATGAACTGGCCGAACTTCTGTCCAGCGTAAAGGGCCGGTTTATTCTCACACTTAACAACCACCCGCAGATCCGCGAAACGTTTAAGCGTTTCAAGATATCAGAGGTTCAGACGAGTTACTCGACCGGCCTCGAAGCGAAGCAACGTGTGACGGAACTGCTCATAACAAACAGGTGATCTATGCTCACACCAGCACAGCGGACTAAGTTTTTTCAACTCGCCAGAAAAGCCTGGGCAACGGTCTCCCCAGACAGCCCTTTCGACGATTGGCGCAAACAGATCATGATCGATGCCGGTTATTCCCCATCTGTATCTCAAGTCGATCATGTATGGGGCTACGAGAATCTTATGCTGCGTTTCGCCGTGCTGGCTTACGACGACTCCGCAATAGGGTATTGGAGCGCATGCGTCGAGCGTCGTCTCAGGTGGGTTTTGAAGGGCCTTGCAACCGACTTGCAATATCTCCAGACGACCGGCGTCGGAGAGGAGTACATTGCCGGGATCTATGCCCAGGCCGGCATGTTGCCAGCCGATTTTGAGGACGCCCCTGTCCAGCACCTGTGGTGTTGCCTGCAGATCCTCGATACGCGCATTCGCAGTCTGTGTAAGCGCGACGGGATCGCGCTGCACTTGCTTCCTACCGCAGGCCCCCCGTGGCAATTCCGTGGCGTTCGCGCGGCCCGCTACGCCGCGTTTGTGGCGCTTTCCGCTGACAGGGCTAGGCGTGATGCCGGTCTACCCACCGACGCGACAGCGGAACCTTCTGGTGCGCCTGTGCGCGATGTTGCAGCCACTGCCTGA